TCAGCGCCAGCACTTTGCCCATGGCTTCGACTGCTGACTGCGGCGAACCTTCGACTTTGTCTTGATGCGCTGTTTTCATTTTTTCCAGCACTTCCTCGAATGACTCGCGGCTAGCGTAGGCCTTAGTTACATCCCGCATTTGAAGCGCCAGCGCATGATTGTCCGCATCTTTCGCTTCGTCGGTCAGTAAGCCCCACGTATCAGCATCGCCGCGCGCCCCAGTAATATGAGACTTGCGGGTACGCTTCTCAGTCTGCATCCCGTTCAGGCAGGCCAGCGTCCAAAACATCTGGTAAACGTTTACGCTACCGCAACCGACTTCGCTGTTAGACATGCCAATCCCTAGCGCCATGATGTCGCCAACCGCCGCGCCCTCGCCAGTGATCACCGCTGACTTCAGGCGGAGGTATAGGCGCTTGTCGGTCACCGTCCCGTTTACTACTTGCCACTGGGCATCGCTATCCATCAGTTCCGGTAGAGCCGACTGCAACAGGTGGACGTTGTCGAAAGTTTTGAATTTGTCGCTGACAAATGCCCGCGCTTCCCCAAGGTTGGCATGACCCGCGTGTTGAAACGTGCGGATCATTCGCACCGCCGGTTCTTTCTGCCAGATGGCATTGATCAATCCATCGAATTCGGTGGAGTAATCCTGCTGTAGGCGGCGGGCAGTCCGGACATCAATACCGGCCCGCTGGCTGATCTGATCAAACGCTACATCATTAGCGGTCAGGATCTGAGTGGGTGCCCCGCCCGACTGCTCCAAAACAATCTGGCTGACCTTGCTACCGTCGCCCCGATCACCGGTCATAAGCTGAAGCTGGTTAGTGGGTGCCAGAAAATCCTGCGATCTGGCGGCTTGGTCCTGTACCTGTTGAAGCAAGCGGGTCAGGGTGTGGTCTGAATTTTCAATCGAATGTTGCATGGTATATCTCCCAAAGTATGCGGCAGGATTGCCGCACCCGAACTATCGCATACGCCGCGCCGCCCTGCAATGCTCTTTTTAAAATTTCTTTAAGCACAAAAAAGCCGCCCGAAGGCGGCTTGGCGTAGGTGCTAGCGCCTACGGATCACGGGCGAGCAAGGACACAATGCGGTCCCCCTCGTCGGTGATGGGGGCAGGCCTTCCAACGTAATCGTCGTAAAGCCAAACGAAATGACCTCGCGGATCAAGGCCTTTGTCACAGCACTGATCCACCCAGCCCTGCGGCAGGGCATGATCGTAAGTCAGGCCAGCGTATCTGGCCTCGGCGGCTTCGCCTACTGTTTGCATTTGTTTTTCCCTCTTTTCAAAAAAACCGTGGTAAGGATCGGGCATCGGATATCGGAAATACGGTTGCGGTTTTTCCTCAAAATCCGGTGTCCGCATTCGTTTTTCAAGCCATCCGATCAGCAAAAACACCTAGTCGAAGCTCCCCCTTTACCGGCGCGTTGTCCGCAAACGATTCAATGTTATTCAGAATCTCGCAGACCTCTTCCACGTCCCAAATGGTTTTCGATTGAACAAAGGGCACACCGTCCGTTTCTTTGTCCCATTCATTGTTCGCAAATTCCTTTGCAGACGCATGGTCAGGAAACCACCGGCACCGCTCGCCACACTCCACGGTCCACACCGCTAATCTCAGTTCGCTCATGATTCCTCCTTGGTAGCGTTTTCAAAGACTTTCCCACCACATTCACAAATCTCAGGAACTTCGTTATCGCCGCAAGCCGCAGACCATTCGTACCCGCACTCCGAACATTCCCACCATGCACTCATCACCGAACCCTCAGATAAGAAAGCATGGCTTCACAGTCCTCAAAAGACACACTGTCCCCTTTCAAGTCATCGTAGGCGTTCTCGTTCTCCGTCAAATGCCGCAAATTCCTAAGCAAACACCGAAACATCAGGCCAAGTTCGTCAACCCTTTCAATCGCTACCTGCACTTCGTTGATGTAGCTTTGCATCGCACCATCCGTATCCACGCAAGGTGTGCCAGCGCCGGAGGTATTCCAGTGATCCTGTCCGTTCTGCTCCCACCATTCAAGGTCTGTCTTGTACGCCTTTAGTAAATCTTTCATGACTGCGCCTCCAACTCTTCAAAACGGTACGCGCAATCACACCCCGCTTCCTCAAATAATTGTTCGTCCCAAGCACCTTGGTTGTTAATACCACAAGCACAATTTTCGGCTATCCATTCGTCCATCGTTCGTTCTCCGTTAGTCAGGGCACATGCCCACCACCATAGTATGGGATAACTCACATAGTGGCAATAGCGTGGAGAACACTTCGGTACGAAACAGGGTGGCTGAAATGTTTAGTGGGTGTAGCGCGCAATCCATCCATCTTCAGGTCCACCGCACGGTCACCACGGTACAGGAAAATCTCACTGCCCGTGGCAGTACAAAGCTTCACCGCAATCCAGCAACTGCCCCGCGCATGTTTGGTAGCAAACGCCACCTGATGCGGCGTGATGTCTACCGACATATTCTGCGTGGTCTTCAATTCCACCATATGCCAATCGCCCTTGCCGTCCATGATCAGGACATCCGGCACACCTAACGTGGCCCTAGACTCCAACCGCGTGGCGGACCAATCAGGGCAGTTGTCTCGGATAGCTTTCTTCAACGATTGCCAAAAGCTGGCTTCACGCTGTTTCTTCGGCTTTGTTTTTACTTCCAAAATATCGGTCATTTCCTGTCAACTCTTCAAAGTCCAAACGTTGCAGTGGGGTCATATGTGCGCGTTTCGTGTAAATCATCGGGGTCTTGTCTTCATTAACCAGATCCCACCGCTCTGAACCAAACCACAGCCTGCCAAGGAAATTAATCAGGAACATCTTGCACCTCTTCCGAAAGGCGCTCACGCGCCCGCTTTCTGTTCCCACCGTCCTCGGCTCCCGCATCATGAGTTAACGGGGCATACGTTTGCTTGAGTTCGTTCAAGGCCTTCATGACCTCTTCCTTGCTCATTTGATCGATGGTGCCGTGACGTATCTCCGTTTTGTTGACGTAGATGTCCCCCTGTGCCTGCCCACGGCGATATTCCGCCTGCACTGCGGCACTGTACGCACCACTCTCTAACGCCGCGTCACGGATGATCTGGAGATCCCTGAGATGCCTCTGGTATTCCACGCCATACTTTTCGTCAAGCTCCTGCCGGTATTCACGGATAGCCCGGCAAACATGGGGGTGGATTCGGGGATTGGTGAGTTCAGAGGCCCTGACATGGGCAGACCGTTCGGGATAGCCCGCGTTAATCGCCGCTTCCCGCATTGTGATCTGTCCATCTTTTGACACAAGTTCGCGGACAAAAAGCTCCTGCCTTCTGGTCAAACGCTTTTGTGCCAGTGGCGGACGGTTGGTTTGCTGTCGTTTTGCTTCAGGAAGTGCCGCCGCCTTGGTGTCCAGCACCTTGGCGTACCGCTTGGCTTTCTTTGTCACAGGAGTACCTCGGTATGTGAGTAAGTCCGGCTAACCATACCTTAATTTGGCTCCCTATATATATATTTTCCAGAAAAATAAAAATATTTTTTTTGAATCTCAAAACCCTTAATAGCAATAGCTTGATTAACAAGCTTGAACATAAGTGCTGTATACCCACGTTACCCACGTGTTACGACAAAACCCAGTGTTTATGCGGCTTTCAGGGCAAGGTAACGCGGTAACGCCGGTAACGGCTATTTAGAATTTATTTTTTATTTTTTTATTTCTCTGGGAAAACACTATATAGATAGCGAAATTAAGACCCGTGGTCCGTGATACGTGGCCCGTGGCCCGTGCCTGCTGTCTCGCGACATGGGGCTGATGGGCCGTGGTCTATTCCCCCTGCTCCAAATCTCGGGGCCATTCCCATTGCGGGTCATGTGAGGTGACGAAGGCGCATGACGCTGTGAGGATGATGAGTATCCCTGCCATGACCTTCGCCGCCCCGATAAGCAGTTCGCCTGTGCGGTCGCTCATAAAAAGATAGCGACGTAGGCCGTGAGTCCTGTCATGAGGATCAAGGCTAGGAAGTGTTCAGCAATTTGCATTTTGACGGGTTTGTCCTTGCGGTCTTTGTGGCAGTTTTCGCACAGGGCGTTGGTGATAGGCACACCGCATCGGTTGCAGACGTAGCAGTGTCGCATCAGTGAAAGTTCTTGTGCTTGAACTGATCGCGGGTTTCGATGAGGTAATCGGTGTAGACGATGAAGCCGATCTGGCAAAGGCACGTGATGAATTCCTGTTCGTCGTCGGCCATGAGGGTTCCCATGAGGTGTTTGCTTTGTTCGTCGCCCATCCAGATTTCGTTTTGCAGGGCATTGGCTACGAACTCGCGGAAGTCTTCGCTACTTTCTAGCAGTTTGGCGACATCTACTCTTTTTTCTGAATCAATTGCCAATCCCATATCGGCTTCCCCCTCAGTACTGTAGTAGTCTACTTCAATAGAAGAATCAACTCTATCTTATATCTGGGAGGATAGCGAGATGATGCCGAGGATTTTCTTGGTCAAGTGGCGTGATGCGTGTGGCGGGACGCGTAGTGGGTGGCGTTCGGTTGAGGAGATGAAGGAGACGCGGGAGGCGGAGGTTGTGTCGTGTGGTGTGATCCTTCATCAGGACGAGCGGCGTCTTTTGCTGTGTCCGCACGTTTTGTTAGATGACGATGGTCAGGTTGAAGAGGGGGACGCGGAAATTGCAATACCTATGGATTGGGTGACCAGTGTGGAGGAGTGGAAAACTCATGGCTGAAAAAGACGATGATTGGGAAGACTTGGTGCTTGACGATCTGGAAGAAGAGAGTGAATTAAATTTCGGGGAGTCGGAAGCGCGTGAGGAAGAAGAC